AGCCAGAGATAGGTCATTAGGTATTCCTGATGATCTTGATGATATGGCGAAGGCTTCACTTAGAAGGGAAGCTGCTATTGCACAGCAGCAAGGATTATCTGGCGCTGGTATTCCAGAGCCTGTAGCGCAGAAGCCAACGCTTGTCGTTATTGAGGGCGGAAAGGAATAAAAATGGCTGTTGAAAAAGGATTGGGTTCTGGGGGTGATGCGATAGCCCCGCAAGAACAGGCAGAAATTGACGTTATAGAGTTTCCAGCCCAACCCGGCATTATGGAAATGGAAGACGGTTCTGCCATAGTTGGTGAGTTGATGGATGACGAGCCGATGGCGGCTGAAGATATTCCGTTTGACGCCAACCTTGCTGAGTTTGTGGATGACTCAGACCTGATGTCTATATCTTCTGATCTCGTGGGAGAGATTGAAGACGATATGTCGTCACGCCAGCAGTGGGAAGATACTTACAAGCGCGGCATTGAATTGCTTGGCATGAATTACGAGGAGCGCACCCAGCCATTTGAGGGGGCTTCTGGCGTTGTGCATCCGCTTCTTGCTGAGTCTGTCACACAGTTCCAAGCGCAAGCTTATCGTGAGATGTTGCCTGCCGGTGGCCCTGTTCGTACACAGGTTATTGGCATGGATACACCTGAGATGTCGCAGCAGGCGCAGCGCATCAAAGATTACATGAATTACATGATCACTTACGAAATGGAAGAGTATGATCCTGAAACAGATCAGATGCTTTTCTATTTACCGATCATTGGCTCGACTTTCCGCAAAGTTTACTTTGATCCACTTCTGCAACGTGCAGTTAGCAAGTTTGTTCATGCTGAAGATCTGGTTGTTCCTTATGGTGCGACAGACCTGATTACATCACCGCGTATCACTCATGTCATTCGTATGGACAAGAACGAGGTTCTGAAGCTTCAGATCTCTGGCTTCTATCGTGATATTGATCTTGATGGCAGCATGGACTCAGATGACTATAGTGAGGTTCAGGAGTCTATCGACAAGGCACAAGGCGTACATTTGTCCGGCTCTGGCTCTGAAGAAGTGACGCTTTACGAAGTTCACACATCTATTGATCTTCCCGGCTTTGAAGATGTGCGTGAAGATGGGGAGCCTAGCGGCCTGAAGCTTCCGTATATTGTGACAATTGTAGAGTCTAGCGGTGAAGTTTTGTCTGTACGGCGCAACTATGACGCTCAAGACCCTCTGATGCGTCAGAAGCAGTATTTTGTGCATTACAAGTTCCTTCCCGGCTTGGGTTTCTACGGCTTTGGCCTTACCCACATGATTGGAGGGCTGTCACAAGCCTCTACAAGCATCCTACGGCAGCTTATTGACGCTGGAACGCTGTCTAACCTACCGGCAGGCTTTAAAGCCCGTGGTGCGCGTATTAGGGACGAGGACGAGCCTCTACAGCCCGGTGAATTCCGTGATATTGACGCCGCTGGCATGGATATCCGTCAGTCAGTCATGACATTGCCATTTAAAGAGCCTTCACAGACGCTATACAGCCTTCTGGGGTCATTGATTGAGTCTGGTCGCCGTTTTGCGTCTATGGCTGATGCTAAAGTTGGCGAAATGAGTGGTGAAAATCCTGTTGGCACGACTATGGCTATCATGGAGCGCGGCACGAAGGTTATGAGCGCCATTCATAAGCGTCTTCATTACTCGCAGAAGGTAGAATTCAAGCTTTTGGCGAATGTGTTTGCGCGTTACATGGCACCTGCATACCCATATGCGGTTCCCGGTGCGCCGCCACAGGTAAAACAGGCTGATTTTGACGATCGCATTGACGTATTGCCTGTGTCTGACCCGAACATCTTCTCCATGTCACAGCGTATCGCTTTGGCACAGACACAATTGCAGCTTGTGCAGTCTAATCCAGATATTCATGGTGGGCCGCAAGGCTTATATCAGGCTTACCGCAAGATGTATGAGGCTCTTGGGGTTACAAACATTGACACGATCTTGCCAGCGCCACCACAGCCGCAGCCAATGAACCCTGCAAAGGAAAATCAGGAGGCTTTACGCAACCAGCGTTTGCAGGCGTTCCCACAGCAAAATCATCCAGCCCATATTGAGGCTCACTTGGCTATGCTTTCGACCCCTGCGGCGCAGGCTAACGCGAATATCATCATGACGCTTCAGGGTCACATCTCTGAGCATATTGGTATGATGGCAGAGGCGCAGGCACAGCAAGAAGTTATGTCAGAGCTAACACCAGAAGCTCAGATGATGATGCAACAGAATCCACAAATGATGCAGCAAGTTCAGGCAGAAGTTGAAAGCCGCGCAGCCGAATTGGCGGGCGAGTTAACTGAACAATATGCACAAGCAGTTGCTCCTGCTGACCAATCTGATCCGTTGGTAGCAATCAGACAGCAGGAGCTATCTCTTCGCGGCGCAGAAATACAAGAAAAAGCGCGGCAGTTTGAAGAAAAGCAAAATCTGGAAAGAGAGAAGGAGCGTAATGACATTCTCTTGAACCAGCAGAGGATTGATCTTCAAGAAGAGGCAAACTCGGACAAGGTTCGTGTTGCCGAAGAACGTATTCAGACCCAGCGTGAGATCGCTGCGGCAAACCTACGGAGTAAAATGCAATGAGCGCCAGTTCAATTAACCGAAAAGTAGCCGAGGTAGAAAAGGCTAAAAAAGTGGAGCGTAGAAATGCCCGTAACAAGCAAGAGGCCCCAGTCATTGTCGCGCCAAAGCCTGTCGAGGCCAAGGTCATCGAACAGCCCGTCATCATCGACAGCGGCCCAGTCAAGGCAAAGCCAGCAGCTTCAAAAGGCTTCTTTAAAAAGAAGTCCAAAAAAAGTAATTAGTCGTTTTTCCAGTATCGCTAGGCCGCAGCGGTTTCAAGGAGTCTTTTAATGTCTGGTAAGAAAGAAACACCGCCGCTAAAAGATCTAATGCTTGGTCTGAGCAAGGAACAACAGGATATAATCAAAGAGGCTATTAAGGCCGGTAAGAAAGGATACACTTATGATCACAAAACTGGTCAATATGGGTTTAAAATGCGCGAAGGCGGCGCTGTCCCTCGTGGGGTGGGTGCTGTCATGCGTGTCAGACGTTTTCGACTTTTGTAGCGAGAAGGTTTATGACCTTGCCGAAAAAATTCCAAACAAAGAGTGAATACGACAAATACGACATTGATGGAGATGGCGTAGTAACTGACGAGGAGTTAGCGCAAGCTGAAGAAATTATGAAAGCTGAAGCCGAGATTAGGAAGCTAAAGGCGCAGCGAAGAATGGCAACTTACACCCTGATTGCTATGGGTGCATTTACTTTAGCGATGTTCTTTGTTGATATTGATCGTGTTAAGGCGCTGGGCGACATCAGTAATTTGTTTTACTTGAGTGGCGCTGGAATTGTTGGTGCGTATATGGGCATGAGTGCTTGGATGAGTAAAAAGTGATGTTTAAGGCACTTGTTTTGGCTTGTATGGTTTTTAGTCCAGACGAGTGTTATTTACTTGAAGATCAAAGAGGGCCATATGTTACTTATGAGCGCTGTGAGGAAAGGGCTTTAGAAATGGGTAGAGCTGTTCACATACACATGAAGGGTTACAAGCCTATTTGGTGGCGTTGTGATGCCTTGCCAAAGGGAAAGCTTTCAGTGTGATGATTATGTGGGATATGCACAACCGAACAACAAAAGAGCAAGCAGAGAAGAACAGAGAACGAGGCTGAAATGATCCAAGCACTGATAGGGCCTATTGCTAATCTCGCTGGAACATGGCTAGAAGGCAAAGTCGAAACAAAAAAAGCAGAGACTGGCGCGAAAGTAGCTAAGGCGAAGGCTGAAGCTGTAATTATGGAGAAAAAAGCCACTGGAGAGATTGACTGGGATCTCAAAATGGCCGATGCTTCTGCATCAAGTTGGAAAGACGAGTGGCTTACAATTTTATTTTCGGTGCCGCTTATTTTAGCCTTCTGCGGAGAGTGGGGTAGACAGATTGTAACTGATGGGTTTTCTGCGTTAGACGCAATGCCGGAGTATTATCGTTACACTTTGGGGATTATCGTTAGTGCCAGCTTTGGCACACGGGCAGCAAGTAAGTTTTTTGGGAAGAAGTAAATGGACGCTATACAATTAGCGGAGTATATGTTGAAGGACATACGCCAGCGCAAGGGTGACTTAACTCAGCGATTGGCGGATGGTTCGGTAGGCGACTGGAACGACTACCGGTTCATAGTGGGGCAAATACGCGGAATGACCTACTCTGAAGATTTGATAAAATCCGCGATGAAAGGCATAGAGCTAGAAGATGGCTAAAAAACTATTCGTCCCTGAGAGGATGGCAACAACGAGCGGTGCATCGAGTCCTGTACCGGCAGCAATATCAAAGGGTTTTGAAAAGACAGAAGACCCAAATCAAAAGAACACAGAAGACCCGTCACAGATGGATCTTTCCGCCATTGAACGCCTGCCACAGCCTGTTGGCTACCGTTTGCTGGTAATTCCTTACTACATGAAGCAGAAGTCTGCTGGGGGAATCATTATTCCTGACTCAGTTCGTGAGCGTGAAAGCTTTGCGACTGTTGCAGCTTATGTGATTAAAGTTGGGCCAGACGCATATATGGATGCTAGTAAGTTTCCTTCTGGGCCTTGGTGTCGTGAGAAGTCTTGGGTATTAATGGGAAGATATGCCGGTAATCGTTTTAAAGTTGATAATTTGGAAGTAAGACTTATCAATGATGACAACATTATCGCAACAATACTTGACCCAGCCGACATTTCTTATGTATAGTGGGAGCTATGAACATGAATGAAAATCAAGAAGCTATTGCAGAAGAGCAGGAAACTGTATCTTTTGATTTTGACGATGACAACAGCGCTGTTGTCGTTGATGATGACGTTTCTGCGTCTTCTGGAAAAGAAGAAACCCGAACAATTGTACGGGAAGATGAAAATGGCGCAGATTCTGACGATTTAGAAAATTACAGTGAAAACGTCAAGAAACGTATCAATCAATTAACAGCAAAGCGTAAGCAGGCTATTGAAGAAGCGGAAGCAGCCTATACTTACGCCCAGCAAGTCCAGCAACAGAACGAAGAGATGAAGAAGCGTCTTTCCGATTTGGATAAGGGCTACATAAACGAATATGGATCGCGTATTGAAAGCCAAGCCGCCGCTGCTAAAAGAATGCTTCAAGAAGCATATGACAACGGCGACATGGAAAAAATGGCTCAAGCACAAGAGGTTATTTCTGGTCTTGCCATTGAAAAAGAGCGGTTACGCATTCAAAAATCTCGCTCAGAACGAGCCGGTGAAGCTGCGGCTGTTGAGCAACAGCAAGTTCAGCAGCAACAAGCTCAACCTCGCCGTCAGCCAGACAGAAAGCTTTTAAATTGGCTTGATAAGAATCCGTGGTTTGGGGACAAAAGCCCTAATTACGATATGGTTATGACAAAAGGCGCAGAGGCCATTCACGAGCATATTGTGATCAATGAAGGCTTTGATCCAAATAGTGATGAATATTATCAGGAAATTGACCGGCGCATGCGCAAGGAGTTTCCACACAAGTTTCAGGATAAACGGCAAAACGCCCAAGCCGTTACTCCTGCGTCCAATGGACGGTCAGCTACCAAAAGTGGGCGGAAAAAGACGGTGGAATTAACGCCGGGACAAGTGGCTTTTGCCAACAAAATGAAAATCCCTCTAGAACGGTATGCTCAAGAGGTCGCTAAACTTGAAAGGAAGAAAGCGTAATGTCTGATCGCACAAACCGGGATTCGCAGACCCGTGAAAAACAAGCGAGAGTTGCAGATTGGCGTCCGCCTTCAGCCCTTGAAGCACCAGAGGCACCTGTTGGTTACAAACATCGTTGGATTCGTGAATCAGTCATGGAATACGATGATCGTAATAATGTTCATAAGCGCCGCCGTGAAGGTTGGGAACTTGTTAGGGCAGAAGACTACCCTGACTTTGATGCCCCTGTCGTTGATGAGGGTAAAAATGCTGGCGTGATTGGCGTTGGGGGTCTGGTTCTTGCTAGAATCCCTGAAGAAATCGCGGATCAGCGTAATGCTCATTATCAGAACACTACGCAAAATCAAATGGAAGCAGTGGATCGTGATTGGATGAGAGAGTCCAATGCAGCGATGCCAAAGCTTAAACCTCAACGTAGCTCCTCGGTGTCCTTTGGTGGGCCGAAGGGAGTAGCTGACAACTAGGAGAAAGAAAGATGGCGAACAAAGACGCTTCTTTTGGCCTGCGCCTTTCGCGTTCAGGCAACGGCTCCGATCTGCAAAACATGCAGAATAAGTACCGGATTGCATCTGGCTACAACACTACCATCTACCAAGGCGACCTCGTAGCGGTTGTTACTGGTGGTGGCATTGAACGTGTTGCTGCTGGCGGCTCTGGCCTTATTCTCGGTGTTTTCAACGGAGTTTCTTACACCGACTCAGACGGTAAACCCCGCTGGGCAAACAAATGGACTGCTGGTACAGTTGCATCAGATGCTGAAGCATCAGTAATTGACGCACCTTACGCTGTCTATGAGATTCAGGCTAACGCTGCAATGCCAGTAGCAGACCTGTTTGGTAACTTTGACATTGTAGACCAGTCACCTGTTGGTGATGATGCTTCTGGCATCTCACGGATGGAAATGGCTGTTTCAACTGGCGCAACCACCGCAACTCTTCCTCTGAAGGCGATTGATATCTCCACAGATCCAGAGAACAGCGATGTAGCATCAGCCAACACAAATGTCATCGTCATGATCAACAATCACCTGTTCTCAGGTGGCACACTTGGCTTGGCATAAGGAGGCTGAATAATGGCTATTTCTCGCGCACAACTAGCGAAAGAGCTAGAACCCGGCCTAAACGCTCTATTCGGAATCGAATATGATCGTTATGAAGCCGAGCATGCTGAAATCTACGACACCGAATCTTCAGATCGTGCATTTGAAGAAGAGGTGATGCTCGTTGGTTTTGGAAATGCACAAACCAAAGCTGAAGGCGCTGGCGTCAATTTTGACAACGCCTCAGAGGCTTACACAGCACGTTATACGCATGAGACAATCGCTCTTGCGTTTGCGTTGACTGAAGAAGCAATGGAAGACAACCTGTATGACCGTCTGGGCGCACGTTACACACGCGCACTCGCACGTTCAATGGCTCACACCAAGCAGGTTAAGGCCGCTGCAACTCTTAACAATGCCTTCAATGCCACCTTCTCTGGTGGTGACGGCAAAGAGCTTTGTGCAACTGACCACCCACTTGCTGGTGGTGGCACATTCCGCAACGAGCCATCAGTAGCTGCTGACCTCAACGAGACCTCACTTGAGAATGCCTTGATTGACATCTCAACATTCGTTGATGAGCGGAACATGATCATTGCTCTTCGTGGCATGAAACTGATTGTTCCACCACAGCTTCAGTTCGTAGCTGATCGTCTTCTTGAGTCCACACTCCGCGTTGGCACAGCCGACAACGATGTGAACGCGATCCGCAACATGGGTATGCTGCCAGAGGGTTACACAATTAACCACTTCCTGACAGACCCTGATGCGTTCTTCATCAAGACTGACGCTCCAAACGGCTTCAAGCACTTTGAGCGTACCCCGCTTTCAACCAACATGGAGGCTGATTTCGATTCAGGCAACATGCGGTTTAAGGCTCGTGAGCGTTACAGCTTCGGCTATAGCGACCCACGCGCTGTGTTCGGTTCACCGGGCGCATAAGCGAACAATTATACGGAAAGGGGCGGCTATTCAGCCGCCCTTTTTTGTTGTATAGTAAGTTATCCCTGACAGCCGCATTGGGCGGCTGACACTAGCCACGACAGGAGTTCCACATGGCTACTACCACCTTTACCGGCCCCGTTGTTTCGCAACGTGGGTTTCAAATCAACAACGCATCAGGCAATGTTGACTACAGCCTTATCACTTTAGGCATCTTAGATGTCGGAGCGCTTCCTACTGCATCTGCCGCAAACAAGGGCGCGATTGCGTTTTCACCAGACTGCCGTAAAGCGGCTGAAGGCGTTGGCGCTGGAACCGGCAACCTTGTGTTTTCTGACGGAACTAACTGGATTCGTGTAGACACTGGTGCAGTAGCAGCAGCTTAATAGGAGGCTTCAATGGCAGGCCCAGTAAAAGCCTACAATTGGGTACAAGGCACAGCAGCCGCTGTAGTCGGCCCTGCTCGTTCTCGTATCCGTCAAATTGTAATTTACGCGGCAGCAGCCGGTTCTTTTACAGTTAAAAACGGTAGCGCGTCTGGTGAAACATTGATTACACAAACCTTCCCAACAGGTATCCATCATCTAAACATTCCAGATGATGGCATTCTTGCTACAGAGGGCGCGTATATCTCTGCGTTTACTGGAGCGTCAAATCAACTGACAATTTTCTTGTCATAGAGGTTTGAATGGCTAACTTCCGTTCCATCACACAAATTGGAACATCTGAGCCATTTGAGCTACAGGTGTCTCGGAATCAAATTCCGGGACACGACTTTATTCATAAGTTTGGCTACAACCCTGATATTTCAACAGTAGTTGAAACTATCTGGTCGCAAGGTGGTTTGTATGTTTATCCAACCACAGCTTCTACGATGTATATATCAAGCAGTTCAACTGACGACACTGCGGCAGGCACAGGAGCAAGAACTGTAACCGTTTCTGGTTTGGACGCTGACTTTAATTCAATAAGCGTAACCGTTGCTTTAAATGGACAAGTAGGCGTTCAGCTTAATGGTGCCTTGAATTGGTATAGAGTAAACCGCATAGCTGTAAACACGGCAGGTTCGGGAGGCGCTAACGCTGGCGTATTATATGTAGGAACTGAGGCAACGCCTGCGGGCGGAGTACCCGTAAACAAATATGCAACAGTGTCGATTGGTGATAATCAGACTCTAATGTGTATTTGGACAGTTCCGCTTGGATACACGGCTTACCTTCATCAAAAAGATGTGTCTGCATCTTCTTCTGCTGGGAAGTTTGCTATTTTTACTTTGCTTGCCAGACCAAAGGGTGGCGTCTTTAATGCAAAAGATAGAGTTTTGTTGGCTAATAATAGTACGGCTATTTCTTACTGGAACCCTATCCCTTTCCACGAGTGTACGGACATTGAAGTTCGTGCAGCGGCAGACTCTGCTGGCGGCTCAATTACCGCATCTGCTACTTTGGACATAACCTATATTAAAAACGAGGAGTGGATTTAATGCCTCGAAAAAAAGAGAACCCGATACGAAAAACCACTGGTAAAGGTGGTAATTACCGTAAGACCAAATCAGGCGCTGGAATGACGGCAAAAGGTGTTGCCGCATACCGCCGCAAGAACCCCGGCAGCAAGCTAAAAACTGCTGTGACAGGGAAGGTCAAAAAAGGTAGCAAGGATGCAAAGCGGCGCAAGTCCTTTTGCGCTCGTAGCGCCGGTCAGATGAAAAAGTTTCCAAAGGCGGCAAAAGATCCAAATAGCCGTTTGCGTCAGGCCAGAAGAAGATGGAAGTGCTAATGCAGGAAACAGATCAGGAAATCAGACAATGGAAGTTTATCTCTGAAATGCAGGGCGACATTAAGGTTGTCTTTACTCGATTAGACACTATTGAGAACGAGCATTTGACCAACATGAAAGGTCAAATCAACGAGCTTGACCGTAAGTTATGGATGATACTTATGGTTGTATTCGCACAGCTATTCGCAATTGTTGGCGGATTGGTTGTGTTTCTGGTGACGTAATGGCAACAGGAAGGTCACAAATGGCAAAGCAAGTCTCTAAGTCAGGCGCTAAAAAAGACGCCTGTTATAGCAAGGTAAAGGCTAGATACAAAGTCTGGCCTTCCGCTTATGCGTCTGGTGCATTAGCAAAATGTCGCAAGGTGGGAGCCAAAAGCTGGGGAACAAAATCAAAGAAAGGAGGCAGCAAGGGCAGGGCTACCAAACGGCGGTAGAATGATAGCCGAAGTTCTGACGGGGATTGCACTCGTTCAAAAATCCGTAGAATTTATAAAAAGTAATATTAGCACGGTACAAGACATAAGCCAGATAGCTGGTCAAATTGATGATTTGTTTCGTGGAGAGAAAGAGGCGCAACAGGCTAGAAACAGGAAAGCAGGCGGAGGCATAGGCGATCAGTTTGGTGTAGATACTGTTGCAAAGGAAATGATAGACGCCAAGATTGCGGCGGAAAAGCTACAAGAAGTAGCTACTTTGGTTGATATGAGGTTTGGCCCCGGAACGTGGAAGGGAATCGTTGCTGAAAGAGCTAAACGAATACAAGAAGCTAAAGAAGCGGCGGCTGCGGAGCGCAGGAGAAAGATACAAGAGGCAAAAGAATTTGAAGAAATGATGAAGCAAATTGCTCTTGTCGCTGGCGTTGGTATTATGTCTATAGGTTTGTTTGTTTATTTATTTGCAGTTGTTTTGTAGGCATGGGTGAAATATGGCAGTACGAAAGACTAAAAAAGGAGCCGCTCTCAAGAGATGGTTCAAAGAGGACTGGAAAGATGTTCGCACGGGCAAAGCGTGTGGGCGTAGCAAGGGAGAAAAACGGGGTACTCCATATTGCCGCCCCTCCAAGCGCGTGTCTTCTAAGACCCCTAAAACCGCAAGGGAAATGACAACTGCCGAAAAACGTAGTAGAATATCGCAGAAGAAGCGTTTAGGACAACCAGCAGGTAAGCCAAGGCGTGTCAAACCTTTGAAAAGGAAGAAATAAATGGCCGTATCTGGTTCAACAAACTTTGAGCTTGATGTAAGTGATTACATCGAGGAAGCCTTTGAGCGTTGTGGTATCGAGGTTCGCACTGGATATGATCTGAAAACAGCCAAGCGTTCACTCAACCTCATGTTTGCTGACTGGGCTAATCGTGGGCTAAACCAGTGGACAATTGAGCAGCGTACCCTGCCTATGGTGCAAGGCACAGGAAGCTATGCTTTAAACAGAGATGTAATTGACGTTTTGTCGGCTGTTATTCGCCGCAGTGGTACAGACTATTCTTTGGATAAGATTAGTCGAGATCAGTATATTTCTATTCCTTCCAAATCCACTGAAGGTCGCCCAACGCAATACTTTATTGATCGTCAAATCACGCCAGAGTTCAAGCTATGGCCGGTTCCAGAGAATAGCACTGACATTATCTTGTATGATTGCTTGACACGCATAGACGATGCTGATGACTATGACAATACTGTTGCGCTGCCATTTAGGTTCTACCCATGTCTAGCTGCCGGTCTTGCTTACTATCTGGCAATTAAAAAAGCCCCTGATCGTATTCAGGTGCTAAAAGCTATTTATGATGAAGAGTTCGATAGAGCGCAGTCTGAGGATAGAGATAGAGCTTCGTTTAATGTAACCCCTAACCTCCAGTATTACAGGATTTAACTATGGCGAGGTTCGCTTCTGGTAAAGACGCTTACGGAATATCAGATAGATCTGGCTTCCGTTACCGTTTGCGCGATATGCGAAAAGAGTGGAATGGCCTCCTCGTGGGCAAGGATGAGTGGGAGCAAAAGCATCCACAGTTAGAGGTCACAAGGCATCCGCCTGATGCGGAGGCGCTAAGAGACCCAAGGCCAGATAGCAGAAACGCCCCAGAAGTGGAGCATCTTTTGGGCTTGAACGCATTTTTAACAGGCTCTGTTGGCAGCAATGTCATTACTGTTAATGAGCCATCTCATAACAGAACAACAGGCGACATTGTTAGATTTCGTGGTGTAGAGCCTTTTGATGGCCTTTCCTCTGCGGCAATTCAATTCGCTTCAGGATATTCAATTACTGTATTGGACAGCAACAGATATACATTTACGGCTAATTCTGGTACAGCCACAGAAGGAAACAAGAGAGGCGGAGGCGGTCTGGCTTCTTCCGGCCCTGTTACATTGGTGAATTAAATGAGCTTTACATACGCACAATTGCAGACAGCTATTCAGGATTTTACTGAAAATTCTGAAACATCTTTTGTAAACAACCTACCAGTGTTTATTCGTGGTGCAGAAGACCGTATTTTCACTGTTGTTGATTTGGAGCTTTTTCGCAAGAATGCAACATCGACACTAACTGTTGGTGATCCTTATCTTAGTGTGCCGACTGACTATTTAGCTCCATTTTCACTACAGATCACGACAACAAATTACAAAGACTTTCTTTTAATTAAGGATGTCAATTATTTGCAAGAATACTCTGTTAGTGTAGGAACAAACGGCCCTCCCAAATATTATTCGATTTTTGACGTAAACAATTTTATTTTGGGGCCTACGCCTGATCAAGCTTATGACGTTGAGCTTCACTATTACTATCGCCCTGCAAGCATCACGGCTGGAACATCTTCTGGCACAACATGGTTGAGCGAGAATGCTCCGAATGCCCTTCTTTACGGTTCGCTTGTTGAAGCGTATACTTACATGAAAGGCGAAGCTGATATGATGCAGTTATATGAGCAGAGGTTTGTACAGGAAATACAGAGACTAAAAGATTTGGCTGAAGCTAGAGAGAATAGCGATGCCTACAGGAGAGGTCTACCTGATAGGCCACGCACATAAACAGGAGTAAAGAACGATGGCAACATCAAACGCAGCAACCACCTATCTGGAGAGACGGATTCTTGACTATCTGTTCAAAAACGACTCGCTCTCCTTTGCTTCGCCGGGCAATGATCTTTATGTCGGCCTAGCTACCGCTATCACTGATGTGGAGACCGGAACCGTAACAGAAGTTAAGGTCGATACTGAAGACGCAAATTACACACGCAAGCGCGTTTTAGCAGCGGACTGGAAACAGTCAACTTCTACACTGGCTCGTGGTATTGGAACAACAGACACTGAAGTCCAGATCACAGACGCAGAGGCGTTCCCGACATCAGGCACTATCGTGATTGATGACGAGACCATCACCTACACAGGCAAAGATGGCACAGCTAACGCGGATGTTGACGGAGCAGTCAGTGCTTCAGCCAACGTGGTTCTGGATGGAAACAACGGAACAATCACTGTTGGCATGATCGTCACAGGTACTGGTATTACAGGCACAGTAAAAGTTCTGACAGTCACCTCACAGCAAGCAATTGTTCTGGACACAGCAGTTACGCTGGCCGATGACACACTGCTCAACTTTGACGGCACAAATACCCTGACAGGTTGTACACGCGGAACATCAAGCACAACAGCGGTTAACCACGTTACGGCTGACGTAAACGGTGCGGTTTCTGCTTCTACCACAGTGATAATGGACAACGTGTTCGGCACCTTGGTAGTTGGCGCTCGTATTCGCGGCACAGGTATTACTGGCCCGGTTCATGTAGCATCTATCACTTCACAGGTCGGCGCAATCGCCGGTACAGCTACAGTGGTTCTGGATACAGCCGTCACAATCTCTGACGATGTAGCAGTGACCTTTGATGCAGAGTCTATTGTTTGTGATCAGCAACAGGTGATTAACGACAACAACATCGAGTTTCCAGCAGCAGCCGGTACAGCGGTTACATACACTGTTACTCACGCTTTTGTGGCTGATGGTGATATTGCTACAGCCAATGTCAACGGAGCGACAACCGCATCAAAAACTGTGGTTTTGGATGGCAACGTAGGCACAATTGCTGTTGGCGACATTGTAACTGGAACCGGTATTTCAGGATCACCTAGTGGCATTGTTCGGGTTCAGACAGTAACCTCACAAACAAACATTGATCTGGACACAGCGGTCACACTAGCGGATGACGCTGTTCTGACTTTCGATGGCACAGACAAACTGTTTGTCGGTGAGCTTGATGTAAGCAAGACAATTGCAACGGGGGATATCTTCCGAATCAATAGTGGTAACTTGAGCATC